TAGCAGGCGATGGCGTTGTAGTTCTTGGTGACAATCACATCGTAATTTCTGACGGCAACGGTGGGTATACTGGTGCTAATTCTAGCACAGGGGTAGTTGCTAAACAGTCCGTCGAAGGAGACTTCGGGGCGGTTACTGGGTATGTGGATACGGCTAAATTAGTCGGCACATCTGCAAGCGTATCGGCTTCTACAGATGCCCTTAAGAACGCTAACGCGCAAGCGTTGGCCAACTCCAACCTAGTGGCCGAGGCAAGGGCCAAAAACGAAGAAGTATATCAAAAGAAACTTGCTGAGGCGGAGCGTAATCAAACTATTCGCGTTCGCAAGATGAATGAGGATATTACGAAACTTGATCTTGAACGTACAGGGGATAGACTCCAACTTATCAAGACTGAGTCCGATGCACAAAAGGCTCAGATTGAGGATAACGTTCGTGAGTACACCAAGGCCGTAGGGGACAAGAAACTCGCTGAGAAGAAGGCAGAGTCGGAACGATTGAAACTTGTAGCCGATACTGAGCAGAAAATCAGAGAGCTTGCCTACACACAAACCTCGGAGGCATTAGATCATCAGTCCAACCTGGTGAAACTTGGCCACCTTACACAGGACCAGTCCGATGCCATTTTAGCGGAACAACTGCAAGCCTACATCGACTATTCCAAGGACGAGCTAGCTAACGCGCAGATGACGGCTACGCAACGCCTACAGATTGAGAAGAACCTAGTTGAGGCCCAACAAAAGCTATGGGAGATGGCAGGGCGTAACTTGAAATCTCGATTAAGAGAAGCGGCGCGTCAATATCAAGAAGAAACCGTGAACTATGCTGACCTTGCGAAGTCGACCTTTGATAGTACCATGAGTAACATCAATTCGACTTGGACAAGTAATCTCGAGGCTATGGCCACGGGTACGAAGTCCTTCAGTAAAGGGCTTATTAGCATATTCAAGGATATGACGAACAGCATTATTAAAATGATGGTGAACTTATCCTTCCAACAATATCTACAACCTAAACTACAAGGCTTATTCGGCGGAGTGGTCGGAGGTATAGGGAATATTGGCGGAGGTGCTCGTACCTTCTCCACGGGTAGGTCCTTTAGTTCAGCGTTCAGTAGTCGAGGGTTCTCTAAGTTCGCATCCGGCGGGGTAGCGCCTACAGGTATGACATTGGTCGGTGAAAACGGTCCGGAGCTCCTTCAGTTCAACGCTTCACATCGTATCTATAACGCGAGTCAAACTCGTAAGATGCTAGGTGGTAATCAGGGGAATAACGTTACTGTTAACATCATCAACCAATCTGGCCAAGCCCTTGAATCTGAGCAACAAAGCTCGAGATTTGATGGAGAAAATTACATCATCGATGTAATGGTTAAGGCCGTAACAAATAATAAAGGAGGTGCGCGGGATGCAATTAAAGCAGCCGCAGGTTAATCATGGCAACATTTCCAAACATTAGATATCCAATATATCCAATTCAAGAAACTACACCGGATATGACCTATAAAGGCCAAGTGGAGAATATGACGATTATTAGTCGCCGTAAGACTACTAAGGCCTTACGGTCATACAACGTGAACTATAAGGTGCCCACCTCTGAGTACTTACGGTTAAGGTCGTTCTTTGACGAGGTTAACTGTTCGACAGTATTCGACTGGACGAACCCTGAAACGAAGGAAACTATCAAGGTACGTTTCAGTGATCAGTTAGACTTCGCAGCGAATGACTACGGCATATGGGTTGGTACTGTGAAATTACAGGAGGCATAATATGTTAACACTTTCAACAGCATCTATCTTGGAGAAAAACAAAATAGACGCCACGGGTGTATGGCTCATGCTCCTTGATATTGAATACAAAGGTGATATCGTACGGCTCGTGTATAACACCGAGGATATTACCTTTCAAGGAAACAAGTACATCGCGTTTCCGTTTAAATTAGCGGACGTCAACCATAACTCGACTGACCTTCCAAATGTTAAATTGTCCGTGTCCAATGTGACACGGACTATCCAACGCCTGGCGGAGGATAATCAAGGGTTCACGGGTGCGAATGTCATTGTCCGTGTAATAAATACAAATGTACCGAATGTATGCGAAGTAGAAGAACACTTCGTTATTACAGGCTCCGTTGCTAATGCAGAATGGATGGAGTTCACACTAGGTACGGATTTTAGTTTTACTCGTCGGTTCCCCTTAGTCCGCATCATGAAGGATTTTTGTCCGTTCAAATTCAAAGGTGTTCAGTGCGGATACAAGGGCACCGAGACCGAGTGTAATAAGACTTTGTCACGATGTCGGGCACTAGGTAATAGCGTTCGTTTCGGTGGCGAGCCAACGATTCCACAGGGAGGTCTGTATGCATCTAACAAGTGATATGTCTGATATGCTAGGTACTCCATTCGAGGAACTGAAATGTTGGGACGTAGTGGCCGAGGTGTATCGCCGTAATGGTGTTACACTTCCAAACTACACAGATATTCCTATGGACGAGTGGCAAGAGGTCAAGGAACCTACAGAGGGCAGTGTCCTGGTCTTTTCTCTTAAAGGTAAGGAACTCGACCACGTAGGTGTGTATTTAGGTGATGGCAGATTCATTCACGCTACTAAGCCAAGCGGTGTATGTATCGAACATATTTCTAAATACGTTCCTAGGCTTAAACATATATACGATAGAAAGGAGTAGCCGATGATTAATGTAGTGCTAGTAAGGAATCCGTTTAAACCGGATCAGCATGAAACACAATACCGCCCTTATAAGGCAAACATGCCATTAAGCTTTTACGCTAAGCAAGATGGCGACTGGGTATACTCCATTAATGGCCAAGAGGCTACGCTTGATACCATTGTTAACGATGGCGATTATATCGTGGCCATGCCACAGATTGACGGTAAGTTCTTTGGAATCATCTTAACCATAGGCCTTAGTATCGCCACAGGCGGTATCGCAAGTGGTGCTATATTTGGTATCCAAAGTCTAATATGGCGTACAGTACTTTCCATGGCCATTGGTATGATTGGCAATATGCTTGTTAATAAGTTAACTCAGCCAAAGGCTGACCGGTCTCATACGGACTCAGCACAAGCTAACACGTATGGATGGGGCGGAGCTAAGACTGTAACCGGGCAAGGGTACCCTCTAGCCGTTACGTACGGCCGTATGAAGAGCGCGGGGCTCCTCTTATCACGTCACATTATCAGTGACGGCGAAAAGCAGTACCTTAACCTGTTATACTGTGCCGGCGAAGGCGAGTTATCCAAAATCGAGGATATCCGTATCAACGCCAACCCAATCAGTAACTACCAGGATGTGCAAGTAGATATCCGACTAGGTACCAACGACCAAACTGTTATCCCTAACTTCAACGATAACTACGCGGACCAAGTATTAAACTATGAACTTAAAACCGGGTGGAGTACGCAACGTGTACAAGGTGACGCGTGCAATGCCATTGAATTAACTATCAGCTTCCCTAACGGCTTGTACTACTCTAACGATACAGGCGGAATGGACGCTACATCGGTTACTCTTGACGCGGAAATACGGAAAGTTGGGGAGGACGAGGAGTGGCATAAGTTACCGCTATCCAATCAAAAGGGTATGCAAGCCTTTGTTAAGAAATCCGGTGACGGATGGTCCTTCACGCGTCAAAAGTCTGATGCGGAAATCGCTGAAGGCGACTATAAGGGCAAGGTTACAGAGGCTACTAACACCGCGTTCTATCGAGTGTACCGATTTGATAACCTCGATAAGGCGCAGTATGAAGTCCGTGTTCGTTGCTCCAGTAAGGACGGTAGCTCTATTCGATACAACAATAAAGTGTACTGGAACCAGTTAACTCAGATTATATACGATGACTTCATACATCCAGGTAAAGCATTAATCGGTATTAAAGCGCTGGCTACTTCTCAGCTGAACGGTTCTGACCCTGAAGTATCCTGGATACAAGAACGCTCCGCCGTGTATGTATTCAACCCGTACCAACAAAAGTACGAAGTCCAACGCGCGGATAACCCGGCATGGGCGGCGTATGATCTACTTCACATGGCTCGTAAGTTTGGCGATGAGTATGTAGTGTTTGGCCAACCTCATGGCCGGATGGACTACGATGCATTTAAGGCCTGGGCCAATAACTGCGATAAGAACGGATTCACGTTCAACTATATCTACGATAGCGCTAGCCGGTTATGGGACGCGTTAAAGTATCCGGAAAACGTAGGACGAGGTAAAGTCATTCCACAGGGAACTAGATTCACCTGTGTTAGTGATTATAAGTCGACACCGGTACAGTTATTCACGGTGGCCAACATTAAGCAAGGTAGCTTCTCCGAGGAGTTCCAAGGTATCCAAAGCCGTGCTAACTCCGTGGAAATCTCCTTCCTTAATAAGGATAAGGACTACGAACGCGATGTTATCCCCGTGTATGGCGATACATACGATGAATCGGATACACTTACCAACCCTGCTCAAATAGAGCTCATGGGGTGTACTAGTTTAGACCAAGCGTTCAAACATGGTAAGCACTACCTACGATGTAATAAGTACGAGGTGCGTACTGTATCTATCGAAGCTTTCACCGACGCCATAGCGTGTACCATAGGGGATATTATTCTTATCCAACATGACGTACCTGAATGGGGTGAAGGTGGCCGAGTGGTATCGGTGGCGGGGAGCACTATTACTCTTGATAAGGAAGTATCTATTTTACCTGACAAGCAGTACCAGTTACTGATTCGTAACAGCGCCACTGATGTGGTGGCTACGCTCACAGTGTTGAGTGTGATTGGCCGTAATGTAACAGTTAAGGAATCAATTACAGTAGAACCTGGTAGCGTGTACGCCTTTGGTGAGTTAACCAAAGCAGCTAAACCATTTAGGGTGCTAGCTATTACAGAGGGCGGTACAGACCTTACTCGCAAGATACAGTGTATGGAATACTATCCAGAAGTGTATACGAGCGATGATGGTACTGTTCCTGTTATCGACTATAAGTCTGAGGTTGGTAGTGACATCGAGGATATAGGCCTCGTAAGTGATGTATACGGCGCTAATGGCATTATGTACTCACGAATCGCCGTCCGTTGGCAACTGCCTCGTGATGGCAAGATAACCAACGTAGTAGTTAACTATCGGAACGCTAAAAGCGATACCTGGAAATACGTGGGGAACTTCCCCGCATCACCTAATAGTACGGAGATTTCCGACGTATTATTAGGCGCTACTTACGAGGTTAAGGTACAAGCGATTAACGATTTAGGACAACTCACTACAGGGGTTACGAAGGAAATTGTTATTCCTAAGATGCAAGCGCCTGGCGATGTGCAGAACCTACATGTTATTAGTCGATACAACCTAACCGCCGATAAGAGCGTGTACTATGACCTTCAAGTGATGTTCGAGCCACCGGCTAATCCTGGCAACTTTGATAGTGCTGAGGTGTGGTACAAACTTAAATCTAAGAATGGCCAAGTGGTCACGGGTCAAGATTGGCAGTATGCGGGAAGTAGTAATAGCCAGGTTATTATCAAGGCATTAGGCCCTGGCGAAGAGTACGAGATTAAGGCCGTAGCCGTGGATAGGTTTGGTAATCGTTCCGATACAGCCCAGGTAGTTGACGTCGTAGTCAAGGCGATGGACGAGGTACCAGACATGCCTAAGAACTTTACTGTATCATTCAAGGACCACGCCGCCGCATCATGGAACGATGTATTGAACGCTGACGTGGACTACTACGAACTACGCACCGATAATGACCCAGGGAAGGATACCAACGCGCTACTTGCGAAGGTGAAAGGTACCTCAGCTAATTTACCGCTTACAAAACGAAGCGGTACGGTGTACTTGTATGCACGAAGCACGCTCGGTAAGTACTCAACACCGGCAACGTATTCGTATAACTTGCCACAGTTAGAGGCGCCTACGTTCGAGGTCAAGGACCAACTTGGAGGGTTTAGCCTCTACTTTGGCGCGAAGCCACCACAGGCTTATGTTATCCGTTGCCACGTTATTGGTGATGATCGTACAGACGATTTAGAGACAACGTCGAGCATGCTCACCTACTCCAATAAAGCCGGGGTGTATCGTGTGCGGTGTGAATACGTTGATGTGTTCGGTAGTAGTTTAGTCGCTGAGAAGTCGGTAACGATTAAGGATAGAGTTGATAAGAGTCTACTTGATGCGGAAGCATTAGGGCTAAAAGCTATGGACGAATCAATTCAAGCGATGAACGCTGAAGTTGGAACGATGAAAACCTCTGTTAATGGGTTCGAATCTAAATTGGTTCAACTTGATAAGGGAATTACTCAAAAGGTAACTGACCTTAATCAGAACCTATCCGGTCAAATTACTACGCTAGCCAATGGTATTGACCTTCAGGTAACACAGGCTATCGGTAACCTGAGTGGTAAGGATATTGTTAGCCGGATTAACTTATCCCCTGAAGGTACTCGAATTGATGGCAAGATATTACATGTAACAGGCCAAGCACTGTTCGATAATAACATCATCACTGGGGGTATGCTACAGGCTAACTCGGTAAGCGCGGATAAGATACAAGCCTTATCCATTAGTAGTGACAAACTTCAAGCAGATAGCGTTACCGCTGATAAATTAAAGGTGAATAGCCTTGACGCTATCACGGCAACGATTGGTACGCTCCGCACTAAAACGAGTGGCGCTCGGGTTGAGATATCCGATAACTTAATTCAAGTATTCGATGATAACAATGTACTGAGAGTGAGGTTAGGACTATGGGACGACTAATTAAATGGTTAAAAGAAAAGCTGACTTCGTTGTTTAGAAAGAAAGGTGATACTGTGCCAGCTGGAATACAAGTATTTGATGAACACGGTGAATCTGTAGCAGACCTATCTACAGGACTTACTAAGATTATTTGGACTAAGGAACTGACAACTATTGAGCCTGAGTTCTCGGTCAAGACTGACATATACAAAGGCCAAAAGCTATTCGCACTTCGTGAATATTATGGTACCTGTGGCTCGAAAGACTATGAAGGTGACTATGTATCATATATTGACGGCGATACAGTTACCTTCGTGCCAGGCAATAAGGCCTATATCGGTAGACCTTGTCAAGTGAAGCTAATGATAGGAGTATGCGAATGAACATTTTAAAAGTAATCAATAACAAGAAAAACGTACTGCTCGATGATAGCCAAACCTGTGCATTTCTTAAGCACAGGATAACGTTTAGTGGTACTGGTGACATCCCATATATTAACTCGGGGGCTACACATGATTGGAAATACCGAATTTCGCAGTATCACACCTGGAATGTTAGAGCAAAGGGGACAAAGTCCTCAACGGCCCTCATTACAATTCCAATCACGCACAGGGCCCCTGATGAGTATTATATTTACTCTGTGGCTTCTGCTTCGCCAATAGAAATGGTATCAACTGGCGAACGTATGGCAGTTGATACGGCTACTGGGTTAAAGAAACCCCTATTTGTATGCCGGATTTATGTGCCGTATACAACTGACATAGGGAGTATCCTACGAGGCCTTGAAATTTATGTGTACTCAAATAAGATTTCAAAATCTGAAACGTACGGTATGGAAGTATTTAGTGAGAAAGGGAAGCCTGTATTTAACAGCGCGAATTATTATATCCGCGCCAAGGATACATGCTTTAAACAATACAGAGAGGCGGATACTACCTCGGATAAGTTCAAAGAATCTCACACGTATGAGGTTACTAAATTAGGGCTAACAGTAGTTAACTCTGTACCGGGGCAGTATATAGGATTTGACGGAAATGTAGTGTATGCCTATCCGTCTGCAAGTTTGCCACCTAACTTTTTTGAACCAACAAAGTTTTCAGGAACACTCCAATATGTCGTTTCCGAATTAGACCAACATAAGCACTTCCCTGAATCCATTGACCTAGCTGAAATCTAAGGAGGCCTATATGATTGAACAAGACATCACTTTATACGCAGGACAGGACTTTGGAATGACATACGTCGTACCGCCTGGCTCCGATATGGACCTAAGTCAATACGAGGCTGTTTGTAAAATTCGTAAACGGCCCTATGATGATATGAAATTAGAGTTAACACCTGTGATACAGTCTAAACAGGTAGGGTTCTTCATTAGTGGAAAGGATTCCGCTAAGGCCCAATTAAAGGGTGGTGATTACCTGTACGACGCGTTTATCTACAATGATCATAAGTGGATAAAGTTAGGACAGGGGACAGTCACCATCGTTCCAGATATTTCAATGCATAAATAAGGGGGGGGCATACGATTATGGAAACAAATGAATTAATTTTAAAACTCGATAAGGACAGCACATTACCACTTATTGAGGGTTTAGGTAAAAGCGCCTATGCTATTGCGGTGGCTCATGGGTTCAGAGGTACTGAACAGGAATGGCTTGATAGTTTAAAAGGATTGCAAGGTCCTCAAGGCGAACCTGGCCCAAAAGGCGAACCATTCCGATATGAGGATTTCACACCAGAGCAATTAGAAGCCTTGAAAGGCCCTAAAGGTGATAAGGGCGAGGACGGGCGAGACGGCGCAAGTGCTACAGCCGACAATGCTCATCAGTTGTTGCTGCAAGGTAATGTGTGGTGTGAAAGTTCCAAAATTGACGACGTGCTAACAGCCTTAATTGGAAATGTTGGCAAGCCGTTTCCTCGTACTGAATTTAAGCCGTTGACTATTCCGAGCGTAATCCAAGGGCAACAGGTTGTAGCAGTAACAGGTGAACCCCATTATAGTGTTAAGGTAGTAGGTAACGATGCACCTTTCACGCTAGACAGTACTGGGACTTGCGCTGTTACAATTCCGCCTCTAGGCGAAGATGATATTAAACTCACTTATCATAATTTTACAGGCGTAAAAGTAGGCGATTATAAGATTGCTGGCGTTCAAACTGGTGCGCCTGCTGATGATACTATCGAAGTAAATGGCAGTGTGTATAAGTTGTATGGTGATGTGCTTAAGATTAATGTAACGAATAGCGTGGCGACTGGTACAAATATCGCGTTTGACTTTATTCCTTATGCATGGTTATCTAAGCCAATTAAGGGAATTACCATTAAAGCCAATCGAAAAGTAACCTTATTGTGTGGCGTTAGCTACATGGGCTCAAAAAATTCTACAATTCTACCGTCTAAAGAAACACCTATCTATGTAGATACGCCAGAAAATGTATCGTTTACTATCAATCATGGTGGTGAATTTGATAATAAGCTCAACATCGGTACGTTAACGGAGGGTACCCAGTTGCAGACCTTTAGACTTAGCAGCTTAGAATATGACAAGGCTCAACATCGGTACGTTAACGGAGGGTACCCAGTTGCCATATTGGACCAGTTATAATCAATCGAACCACAGGGGGAACACATGCAAGAATTAACTGATTTCATGGGCGAGGCTTGGCGGACACTGACGGATTCGTTCGATCTAAAAGTCTCAGGTAGGTTCTCCCTTATTAACTATCACACTTAGGGGGAGTGAATGGATATATTGAACGACATTTTAGTAATGCTGATTAGCGGTGTGTCACATGAGCATATTGTCAGTATGGGCGTAATCATCATATTAACGACCGTATTGCTATTCATTGACGCAGCGCAACGCATTACGACGGAGGTGCTTAGGTATAACAAGGATAATCACAGGAACAATACGCCTATAACATTACTTACAACGCTCGCATGGTATGGATGGGGAAAGGGTGGATATGTAGACGCGACTACAGGGCTGAAGCGTAGGTACCTTATGAGTGAACGCTTACGATCCGATTTACTAACGAAATTATGTGTCCAGTACCCAGCGTGGATGGTCTTATCGGTAGTGTTTGAATCGCTACCGGATATCCCGATTCCAAATACTGAACTATTCCTGGACCATATTTTCTCATTCCTATTCATGCTGATTCCGTTCTTCGCCGAATGTTGGTCAATTATCGAGAACTTACGCGAAATGGTTGAAGATGACCTCGTCGACTTTGGAAAGGTATTCCAAGGTGTACTAGAAATTATCAGAGCATGGAGGGGTAATGGATAAGTTAGCTATCATTAACCGCATCAAGCGGTCATATCAGTCCATCCGAATCGCTGGCATACGGCCAACTGGTGTATTAGCAACGAGGGCACTAGTCCTCGTCATGCTAGTACCGATGATATTAGTCGTTGCCCAGTATGTATTATCGACGATTAAAGGCTACGTATCGCCTGAAGCCAATCAGCTTATCGATAAGGGTATTCTTATCATTGACCACATATTCGTTCCATCGGTGCTTATGTCCATTGTTGGATTATGTGGCATGTTCATTGACAAAGACCATAATGGGATACCTGATAAGCTAGAGGAACAGAATACGTTGCCTATGAACAGACCCGGCATACAACAATTAGCAGATGACGTTAACCATGATGAGAGGGGGAAATAAATGTTTCGACAAATTACAATGGACGAGTTTCAGTCCTTAGCACTAGATGCGTACGGCAAAATTGAAAAGGCATACCTGCATTGGACAGGTGTGAAAGGTGGTAAGCACTTCAAAGATTACCATATCAACATCGACCGAGCTGGCACGATGTGGACAGATATGGAAGCCTTAACCGATTATAAGGAACACACTTATATGCGGAACAGTAACGCTGTAGGCATTGCTATTGAGGCGTGTTGGGATGCAGTCAGTGAAAATAATCTGGGTAGTGAGCCACCAACAAAAGAACAGTTGGCCACTATGACACAGATTATGGCCGTGCTAACTATTAACGCTGGTGTACCACTTGACTTACAGCACCAAATGACCCATGCAGAAGCAGCAGATAATAAGGACGGCCTCGACCTCTATTATTTAGATCCGACAGGGTACCCTAATAATACCTACGGCCCAGACTCCAACGTTGACCGATGGGACCTCTTAGTGTGCCATGCAGGCGACGAACGATGGAGCGGTGGCGACTGGTTACGTGGCACCGCCCGATGGTGGGGCGCTCAGTGGGGTAGTACGATTTAGGAAGGAGTAACTATGTATGAAACTATCAAGAACAAAGTTATATCTGCGTTTACTCGTAAGCGCGTTATTCTTGGTGTGCTTAGCGTTCTTATCATCTGTTTCGCATGCAGCCTCATTAGAGGGTACCTCGACACAAGAGCCGACTATCAGCGTACCCGTGAGCAGTTGGAACGAACTCAAAGGGCGCTTGATGACAGCCGAAAGCTCAATCAACAACTCCGAGAAAGCATTGCAGCAAGCCAACAGCTTAACCGCGACGCAGGGAACAGCATTAACCGAATTGAAGATTATCAACGAAGAACGGACGAAGGAATTGAACACGCTCAAAGCAATCAACGAGAAACAGGGGCAAGAATTAACGAAAGCCTCCAATCTCTTGACAACGCAAGAAGCGAAATTGAACGAAGCCTCGACATCATTAGAAGAATTGACAGAACAAATCAAACGCAACAAACGAACGGAGCAACGCCTTAAACGGCAACGGGATACATGGGCCGTGGTAAGCGGTGTGTTTGGATTAGCAGGTGCAATTCGTCGATGATTGAGAGGTGATCCATATATCTCCTGAGCATGAGCAGGTGGACTCATGGTAGTATTGTCAGAGTGATAAATATACTATATAATTGAAACGATAAACGTTTATAATTTGTTAGAATTTAGAACGGTAGCTCAACCGTGGCTCACCCTAAAATGTTAAAAACTCAGTATTAATCAGCGTTTTAGGTGTACCACTACTATCGTTCGCGGAGAATAAACCACTATGGAATTAAAAGAATTAATGCAACAACAAGA